ATAAAGGAGGCATAGCAGCAGGAGACAATCCGCACAATGTTATCATAGATATAGATACCAATTTGGGAACTTTTGAGCTAGGATGGAATACCAACGCTGTGAACAATGCAATACTTGACCTAGAAGTCAAGAATACTGGAGCTCCGTCTTATCCCACTCCTCAAATTTACATGACAGCACAAGTGATACTCACGCAAATAGGAACAGAATGACAATAGACAAGATAGATCCTGCACAAATAGCAGAGGCACTAGCACTACTACAACAGAAACTACCAACGGAGTCTGAGGTGGGTGCTATCGCCAAAGGTAAGTACAAGAATAAGATGAGCAAGTACATCACTAAGATCATCAATTACTCAATAGTGTTTATACTAATAGGTACAATAGTAAGCGGAGCAATATGGCTGATGAGATATTAAGTGGCCTTAAAGGCATAAAGCAAGAGTTAAGGGCGGTACAAGATCAGATGGCTGGTCTAGATGCTGGCTCAGATGAATTTATCAAGTTATCTCAGAAAGCTGGAGAGCTGAGAGATAGAATGAAAGATGTCAAGGAGGCTGTAAATTCACAAGCTGGTCCAGCAATAAGCAACTTTGGTAACAATTTATCTATAGCAAGAGGTCAGCTCATGGAGCTAGATCTTGAGGGTTTTAGTGAGTCAATCAAAAGGATGGGGGTCAATGTAGCCTCAATCAATTTTGGAATGTTGAAAGATGGTCTATCTGCTGCAGGTAGTGCTTTAGTAGATATAGGTGCAACCATTATCACTAATCCTATCATGTTACTGGGAGGAGTTTTGGCTGGTGTGGTAATGTACTGGGATGAGATAACAGCTGCCATCTTCAAAACTAATCAAGCACAAAAGCTCAATGCAGAGATAACAGCTGAAATGAATAAAGCTATCAGTGGTGAGCTGGTATCTTTAGAAAAGAATAAAGCTTTATTGAATGATGCTAATCTATCACAAGAGAAAAGAGTAGCAATCATCAATGAGTTAAAAAAGACTTATCCTGATTATCTAGGTAATATCAATGCAGAGACTATAAGTAATGATAAACTAAGTGCAGCTCTTAGTAATGTAAACAAAGCTCTCTTTTTAAAGTATGAGATACAAGCTAGAGAGAAAACTTTACAGCCATTATTTGAAAAAAGACTACAACTTGAAAATGATTTAGCAGCAGCTGAACAAGCAAGAGTAGAAAATCAGAACAAGATAGCAAAAGCTCAACAAGAAGCAAGGAATGCTGGAGCTGCTGCTGCCTATGCTAACTATCAAGAGATTGAAAAAATAGGCAACTTAGAGACTGGTCAAGTAGAAAAGATTAAAGCAGATATTGATGCTACCAGTAAACTGATCAATGACTCTATAGCTAAGATATCATCCACTCAATTAGAGCTAGATAAGTTCACTGTCAAATCAAATGAAAAGACAAAAGAAAGCACTGTCAAAACTCAGAAAGAGACTACCAAAAAAGTAGTAGATGAAAAAATTGATAGGAATAAAATCCTAGCTCAGTACAATCAGGAGCAAGCAGAAGATGATATTGCACTAGCTGCAGAGGTAGCTGATAAGAATGCTGCCATGTCTCAAGCCCTGACAGATAAAGAAAGAGAGAGAGCAATAGAAAAGACTGAGATAGCTAAGACTGCCTACCAAGAGTTATCTAAAATTGATCAAGAATATGTTAGTGACTTATTAGAGACCTCCGATAAAGCTACTCAGCATCAAATCGAGAATGCTAAAAAATTAAGAGATGCAGAATTTGAGAAGAGAGATAAGATATTAAAACTAGCACAAGAGGGAGAGGCAGCTATACAAGCTGTAGGTGATGCATATTTTGCCAATAAGATGGCAAAGATTGACAGAGAGACAGTAGCTGGAGCTGCTGCTTATGATGCCCTCGCTAGAAAGCAATTTGAGTTTAATAAAAAGATGCAGTTAGCTGGAGCAATTATTGATGGAGCAAAAGCAGTCAATGCATCTTTGGCATCATCACCAGTAGCCATTGGTGTAGTTCCCAATCCAGTAGGTATTGCATCTTTGGCATTTGTTGCAGCAACTAGCATAGCTAACATAGCAAAGATTGCATCTACTCAATATCAATCATCATTACAAAGTGGAGGAGGAGGTAGTACTCCCTCTGTACCATCGGGTGGTGCAATGTCATCACCTTCAGGTCAATCTCCAGCAGCACTCAATCTAAGTGGATTGCAAGGCAATGTCAATACTGCACCCTTACAGACTTATGTACTAGCTGGTCAAGTGAGCAATGCACAGCAGGCTGAATTTAAAATAAAGAATACTGCATCTATACTAGGAGGTGGATAATTATGGAAAAAGATAAAAAGAAAATGAAGATCATTGAGTATGTTATCAATGATGATGATCAAAAGACTGGAGTCTATTGCATGTCACTTGTAGAGAATCCTGCCATCCTGGTGAACTGGATAGCACTATCTGCTCAAGAGAAGGTAGAGGAGCTAAAGTTCGCAGCTGTGGAGAGTGGAGAGCAGAGGATGCTGTATGGTCCAGTCATGATACCTGACCAACTTATCTACCGCTACAATGACAAGACTAAGGAGGAGTGGATGGCTACCTATAAAGCAGAGACTATCAAGGCCATTGCTCAGAAGTACATGAGAAACAGCATGCACCAATACACCAATGTAGAGCATGCTATCCCGGTACAAGGAGTGAACATAGTAGAGACATGGATACAAGCAGATGCAGAGAAAGACAAGTCAGCTGCATTGGGTTTCACTACACCCATAGGCACATGGTATATTGGAGGTCATGTGGATGATGATGGGTTATGGCAGGATGTCAAGAATGGAGTCTTTAAAGGATGGTCACTAGAGGGCTACTTCTTAGAGAATGAGGAAAAGATGATGGATGAGTACGAGGTAGAGAAGATACTAGATCAGATGGTAGAGGAACTGAACATCTTGGAGCATCCATGAGAGAGCTAATGAAAAAGCTCATAAGTGCCAACGATGATATGAGCTCCAAGAGATTTGCAGCTCTTATCTGCACTGCCACTGTGATAGTGCTTGCATTTATTGCAACAACTGCTGATGAGGACAAGATCTGTCCAGAGTTCATGTATGATGCACTGTGCTTAATAGCAGGGGGAGGACTAGGCTTGTCAGTCATAGAAAAGATATTTGAAAAAAGAAAATAGACATTTATACTAAGACACATGGAAGTAAAAGACCGCATTTATCAGATTATTGCTAAAGCTCAGGAGAAGCTTTCCGCACATAACATAAAGCTCTCAGTAGATGAGTCTGCTGAGGTAACAAAAGAGGAGACTGCAGAGGCTCTAAAGTTCATGGTAGAAACAGCACTAGAAGATGGCACTATCGTATTCACACCGGCTGAGAGCTGGGATCTTGGGGTTGAAATTTACACTAAGGATGCTGATGGCAATCCTGTGGCTGTTGCTGACGGTGACTATATTGTGGCCGATGGCACTGTGCTTTCAGTACTTGAGGGCAAAGTATCAGCTATTACTCCCAAAGAGGATGAAGTAGAAGTAGAGGTGACAGTAGAGGCTGAGCAATCAGAACAAGCTGAGGTATTGACCAAGCAGTATGTAGATGATGCATTGACTGCAATCACCGAACAAATCACCGAACTAAAGGCCGAATTTCAAAAGATACTTTCTAGCAAAGAGATTGAGATGTCTGAGGTAGCTAAAGAGCTTGACACAGTGAAAGCTGCATACTCTGCATTATCAAATCAAGCAGCAGCTGTATCTGTTAAGCAGACAGCAGTAAAAAAAGAAATCAAGCCAATGATCGAGTACAAAAGTGCTGCAGATCGCATCAAGGCAATTATCGCAAATAAATAAATTTAATAAATAGAAAAAAATGGCAAGTACATTAACAATCTCTAGCAGCACATACGCAGGTGAATTAGCCTTACCGTATATCCACGCTGCTCTTTTGACTGGAGATACCATCGCTAACCGCTATGTGACCGTCAAAGAAAATGTAAAATTCAAGGCAGTATTGAAGAAATTATCTTCTGCTAACTTGGTACAATCTACATCACCTTTCCCATGTGATTTCAGTGTAGGATCATCTGCATTGACATTGGCTGAGGCTGTATTGACTGTAACTGATTTGAAAACTAACATCGAAGTATGTAAAGAGCAATTCGCTAATGACTGGGAAGCTATGCAGACTGGTAGAGGTTTCATCAATGATGTTATCCCTGCTAACTTCGCTGACTTCTTATTGACTTACTTAGCTGGCAAAATCTCTGAGCAGATTGAGTTCAACTTGTGGGTAGGTAACTTTTCGGGATCAGTAGGTGGAGCTAGTGGATACACTGCTTTCAATGGTTTGTTGAAGCAAATCTCTGACGCTAAGTCTGGTAGTGCTGACTATGACATCACTGGTGCTTTGACTGCAGGTAACATCATGACCGCTATTGATGGTACTGTAGCTGTTATCCCTGCATCTATCATGGGATCACCTAACACTAAGTGCTACATGAGCAGAAAGACTTTCCAATTATACATGCAAGCTTGTATGGCTGCTGGTACTGGAGGTCCACTTCAGCCTGCTGACAACGCTATCTTGAAGCAAGTATATGGATATGAAATCTATGTATGTCCAGGTTTCTCAAATGACTGCTTGTTGTTCGCTCAGCCTGAGAACTTATTCGTAGGTACTGACTTAGTATCTGACATGAATGAGGTGAAGGTAGTAGACATGAGCTTGACTGATGCATCTGACAATGTGAGAATGGCTATGAGATACCGTTTCGGAACTCAAGTAGGTTTCGCTGGTGATGTAGCTGTAGCATTCTAAGACAAACACATCTAACATAAAAAGGGGCGGGGTATTTGGCTCCGCCTTTTTTATAGATACTAACAAATAAAAAATTAAAGAAATGGCATGTTTAGCAACAGCGGGTTTTCTAGTAGACTGTAAGAACTATGTAGGTGGTATCAAGGCCTTTTGGATTGGTCCATACGCTACTATTACTGATTCAGCTACAATAGATCCCACAACAGAACAAATCACTGCACTCCCAGCAGCTACTTGGGAGACCTACAACATGAAGCCTCACACTGGTAACTTTGTGGAGGCAGCAACTGTATCAAAAGAAAACAACACTATTTTCTACACTCAGACCTTAACTGCTCAGTTCACTAAGCTTTCTGCAGCTCGCAGATTACAGCTTGACACTTTCAGCAGAGGCCGTCATGTGATCATTGTACAAGACAACAATGATAACTACTGGCTAATGGGTTACAAGGATGGTGCAGAGGTAGCTACTGAGTCTACTGAGACTGGTACTACTAAGATTGATTTCAACGGATACAAAATCACTTTCACAGCAGAGGAAATTCACAAAGCATATCGCTTAGCTGACTCTATCGTGAATGACTTCGATGGTACAATAGACTCACCTACTCTCTAAGAGATAGCATGTTCTATGTACAAACTAATACAGCCGCGCAGACAGCTTACCTCTCTCTAAAAGAGGGGGAGCTGATCTTGGCTGCTACTTATACTCACTACCTAGTGAAGCTCGTACATGAGAACACTGGTAAGGAGTATTTTTTCATTCCAACAGTACTAAGTGAGAACAACAGAGTAACTCACTTGCAATTTGACACTAATGTCAATGACCCTTTGAATGGGGGTATCTTGCTTGTAGATCCAGGCAGATATTGTTACAATATTTATGCACAAAACAGTGGGAGTAATTTAGACCCATCATTATCTTTGGGACTGGTAGAGGAAGGTTTCATGGAAGCTACAACGGGAGTGACCTACTATCAGACTCCATCATTTACTACACCATCAGACTATATATACAATGGATGATAAATTGACAAATATAGCTTTAGCTAAGTACATCAAAGTAGAGGAAGTAGAGAAAGAGACTACAAAGGGGTGGGTTGAATGGGGAGACGCTAACTCTATGCCAAATTACCTTATAGATTTGTATCAATCTTCTCCGGTACATGGCAGCTTAGTCAATAGTATCTCATTCATGATAGCTGGTAAAGGTTTCAAGAGTGAGAATCCAGCTAGCCAGGTGAACATAGCAAAGCTTGAGCTAGATAATATATTGGGCTCATCTGCATTAGACTTAAAGTTACAAGGTGGAGTCTATTGGGAACTCATCTACAGCATGGATCACACTCGCATTGTGCAAGTAAATCACTTGCCTTTCGAGAATGTGAGACTAGCTATATCAGATGAGGAGGATCATGTATGTGGAGTGTGGTATAGTAGAGACTGGCAAGACATCAGAAAGCAAAAGAATAAGCCTGAATATGTACCTCTTTTCAATCCCGAAGATCAATCACCAAGACAAGTGCTTTTCTTCCATCTGCATAGTGTGGGATCATTGTACTATCCTCGCCCCGATTATATCAGTAGTAAAGATTGGATTGAACTGACTAGACATATCAGTGAGTACCATGTGAACAATATACTCAATGGTTTCTTTCCATCCTTTCACATTAACTTTCCTAACGGTGAGCCATCACCCGAAGCTCAGAGATTGATCTCTAGAGAGATTGAGAGAAATCTATCCGGCACTCAGAACGCTGGTAAGTTCCTCATTACATTCACTAAGAGTAAAGATGAGGCACCAGTAATACAGCCATTTCCAGTCACTGATGCTGACAAACAATATGAGTACCTATCCAAAGAGGCTACCTCTCAAATCATTGTGGCTCACAGAGTGACATCACCCCTACTAATGGGAGTGAGAACAGATGGCAATGGACTAGGCTCTAACACTGACGAGATTAAGGCTGCTCTATATGTATTCACTAAGCAAGTCATTGAGCCATTTCAGCGCATCATCACAGATGCAGTAGAGCAGATACTAGCATTCAATGGAGTACCATCACAAGTGATCATTGAAAAGAATGACATCATTGAGATGCAAGCTGAGACTACAGTCATTCAGCAGTCTGAAAAAAAAAAGATAAAACTTGCGGAGGAGGAGACATCTTTTGCACCCACTAAAGAAATGGCAGCAGAAGCTGAGCTAGGTCTGAAGTGGAGAGAGGAGTACAAGAGAGGAGGAACTGAGGTAGGAGTAGCAAGAGCTAGAGATATCTCTAACATGCGCAATCTATCACTAGACACTGTCACTCGAATGAACAGCTACTTTGCTAGGCATGAGGTGGACAAGGAAGCTCTAGGGTGGAATCAGGGAGAAGATGGCTTTCCAACTGCAGGCAGAATAGCATGGCAGTTATGGGGTGGAGATCCAGGAAAAGACTGGGCAGCACGAATACTAGAGAGAGCCAATGCGCAATCATGTGCAGGTGGATGGAATGACTTTTCAGATGAGCAAGGTGCAGCATTCATTGAGCAACTAAAAGCAAAAGCAGAGTACATCAATGATGAGTGGGAGCTACTTAGTGAGGAGAGAGTCACTGATGCACTAGCTGAGGAGGACTTTGTACTCCAGTGCCAGTCACTTGATAGCTATGCTAAGGGTGATGAGTCAGAGAGAAGTCAGTGGGGTGATGCTGGACTATACAAGCTACGCTATGCATACAGTCAAAATCTATCAGCTAATAGCAGAGACTTCTGTATTGAGATGGTAGCAATGAGCAAAGCTGGTGCAGTGTTCAAATATGAGGACATTCAACAGATGAGTGATGATGGAGTGAATGGTGAGTTCGCTCCTGCAGGGCAGAGTAGTTACGATATCTTCCGTTGGGTCGGGGGAGCCTACTGTCATCATTTTTGGAAGCGTCAGATATACTTTAGAAAACAAGAGAAAGGAAAGTTCCTACCTAATAAGGGGCTTGACAATGATAAGAGAGTGGGGAATGTACCTTATGTAAAGCCGAAAGGCATTGAGGGCATTGCACCAATTAACAGACCAGGCAGAGGATCACTAAAATACGGATAATAAAATGGCAGTACTACCGGAAATACTTTTAATTGATGAGACATTCATCAAGAAATATACAGCAATCAATGACAGTGTTGACACTGCCATCATCAGACCATGCATCTATCTAGCTCAAGATAAGTATCTAGTCAACTATCTAGGTACTGATTTGACTAATAAGCTCAAGGCAGATGCACAAGCTGGCACCCTTGCAGGGGACTATGAGACACTCATTGACCAATATGTGAGAAAGATGCTAGTGTGGTGGACCATGATTGAGCTATATCCCTTGCTAGTATACAAGCATGACAATGGTAATATAGTCAGTAGAGACAGTGAGAATGCCACAAGCATCAGCGAGAGTGAACTGCACAAGCTCATGGATGCAGCAAAAGACAACGCAAGATATTACACACAGAGAATGCTAGACTACATCCGACAAAATGTATCTTTATTCCCTGAATATAGCAGCAATACATCACCCGATCAGTCACCCTATACCCAACTGTATACACAGACTGGATTGATGTACTCACAAGGTCTAAAACAATCTACACTACGATGGTCAATAAAAGACTTCCTACCAGTCAAGTAGACAAGAGGAAAGAGTATGAAATGAAAATGAAATCTTTCTACAACAAGATGATGAATGACTTAAAAAAAAGAGAGAATAATGGTAACAAATAATGACACACCGGGTACAATAGGTGCAGTCACATCAATAAGCATGGCATCAGTAGCTAACCTAGAGGAAGTGGAGATCATTGTCAAGATCATTGCTGGTCTGGTCGCTATTGTCGTGGGAGTTATGACCATCATCTATTATCATAAGAAAATACAAAAGCTGAATGCTGACAATAAGTAACCTATCCTGGATGCAGGAAAAGTTCGCCATCAAGGGATATCAGTGGGAGAGGTTTCACCTAGTAGGTATCAGAACGAAAGACTATGTACCCAATACTTTTTGTGACAATATCTTCTTGATTGATGGAGACAAGGCCTATTCATTTCATGCCACTACTAGACCAGGTAAGCACTGGCTAAAAAATCTACTCAATCCTAAAGGTACCGCTGTCCTCCAAGAGGGGCAGTACAAAAATAGCTGGAGGATAGGACTGCATCAGGGCAAATATGAGGCGCTTGTACAGATCATGCCAGTCAATGTGTTCAGAGATGCCAACAGAGATGAGAAAGCAGATGTAGGGGGAGTGATAGATAGGGGCATGTTTGGTATCAATATACACAGAGCCAATGCTAATTTGATGAGCAAGCTAGTGGACAAGTGGAGTGCAGGGTGCCAGGTGATAGCTGACCCATCAGATTTCAATTTTTTACTAAAGAAATGCAAGGACAGTGGGAAGGGAGTATTCACCTATACACTAATAAATGAGTAGACCTAAGACTTTAGCTAGATTGACAGCAGAGGAATACTGCAGAAATCATCAAGACATGCCTCACATGACACTAGCTAAGCTCCTAAAGAAAGAGCATGGAAAGCTTTACAAGAATACAGAGTCAGCTAGAGATTTGATAAGAATAATTAGGGGACAGAAAGGCTCTAGAAATCATCTAGAAACAACAGACAAGAGTCTGTATGTAGCTAAATCACCCTACTTCACACTGCCTAAATCAGCCATTGTCAAGAGGATGCCAGTCAATATCAAGGGTGAAAAGATACTTTTGCTCAAAGATATTCACTTCCCCTACCATGATGAGGAAGCTTTGAGCATTGCTCTGACCTATGGACTAGAGAAAGGCTGTGATACATTGTATCTCAATGGAGATATACTAGACTGCCACACGCTATCAAGATGGGAGAAGGATCCCGAATCTAGGTCATTCTCTCAAGAGCTTGAGACAGTGAGGTCATTCCTGAAGATGGTATCCCCACTATTCAAAAAAGTATACTACAAAGAGGGCAATCATGAGGAGAGGTACTGGAGATACCTATCATCACATGCACCGGAACTGGTAGAGATAGATGCATTCAACTTGCAGTCTCTTATGTGGCTAGATCAGTATGGAGTAGAGTGGATTGATGGTAGGACATTTGCTAAGTTCAACAGCTTGAATGTAGTACATGGTCACGAATTTGGGCAGAATGTATTCAGTCCTGTAAACATTGCAAGGGGTCTCTACCTAAGAGCTAAGAGTCATGCAATCTGTGGACACTGGCATCAGACATCTGAACACAATGAGAAGGACATCAATGGTAAGATCATCACCACATGGTCTGTTGGTTGTCTCTGTGACTTATCACCTAGATACAGACCAGCTAATCAGTGGAATCATGGCTTTGCTATCTTGCACAGAGACGGAAAAAATTTCCATGTAGAGAATAAGAAAATATATGAAGGCAAAGTATATTGATGCAGTGATCATGATAAGCATTGCAGTACTATTATTGATAGCTGCAATCATTCAGAGCTGTGGCAGAAAGAAAGTGGAAGTAGTGACAGTGAGACATGACTCAATACAAAAAGTAATAGAGCAAAGAATTGACACACTTGTCAAGACAAGAGTAAAAATCAAAGAGATATACCATGAGAAGATTGATACTATCTATCTGTATGATAGCATTGCCATTGATAGCAGCTACACAAAAGCTATCAAAAGACTCAGTGAGCTTGAGAAAGCTGGATACTTTAAGGATTGAGAGGAGACTGGTAGTGATGGGAGTCACTAGGATGGAATATCTGCAGGCAGATAATGACAATCTTAGTATGATAAATCACTCACTAAATGAGATAATTAGTCACAATGTGCAATATATTGCACAATTAGAGGGTGATATATCGCAAAAAAAGGACATTATCAGTAAAAAAGAGAAACGTATAAGAGGATGGAGAACTGCTGCACTGGTAGAGGGTGGTATATTGGTGATCATTTTAGCTCTGATCTTATGAATAATACCTACATAAAGATGGGCCTATACAAGCCATGTATCTTCATCAATCCTGATGATGATAACGATGAGGAGCTACTGAGTGCAACGGTCTATATTGATGAGGAAAAAGTGCAAATCTTGAATGAGAATGGTGAGTTCATTGCTCAATTTTTTTATGAGGAACTGAGAGGTATCATGGCTGTCATGGCAGCACATCAAGAAAAGCAGTCAATCAGAATATCAGCAATAGCTAAAAAGAATTAGACAGCTACTCCTCCAACAAAGTACCTACCGTCTCTCTTATTGACTTCAAAGTAGGCACGCATCATGATACTATCTGCAATGTCAGGGGAGAGTCCTCCAGCTTTGGCTGCAATAGTTTCCTTATCAGTTACCATCAGCTTACCATCACTGCCTACATTGGCTCTCCTTACTAGCTCTAGCTCCTTTGTGATTTGATCTTTATACTTGCTGTTGAATGTGATCTCATTCTTGTCTATCATATCACCTAGCTTGAAGTAGCAGTCAGCTTTTAAATTCTTGTAGTTAGGTCTGAAAGCTTTTGATCCATTGACAAATCCTGGGCAACGGAGATAATCTACCGCACCTCCCCCGATACCATCCTCGTCACAGATAACATTGGAGAGCTTTACCTGATACTCCTCCATCAGTCTCTTGATGATGTCCACTATCTCATTGACTCTCTTGTGAAGATGTAGATCCATCCTCTCCAGGTGCAATCCGTTCCATACACAAATGACAGTCCTATCCTTACCCAAACGCGCAATATCAGCTGTGATGTAGCAATCAGTGAGACTGTCTGACTTATCTCTGAAACATCTGAGCAGCTCAGAATAAGAGTACAGTCTATCATCACTGCTATCAAAGTCCCAGTCTCCCAATAATAGTCTTTTCCTATCCACTTCCGGCAATGTGTTAAGGATGCCCATGTATGATGAGGGTAGCATGTAATTATCTGCACTGAGAGACTGGATGAAAGCTTTATCAGGACTCAATCTGCCCTCGCGATGGGGATGGTAGAACTCATTGTATAGGTATCCCTTAGAGGGGTTGCATGTCATGAGCAGCTTAGGTACCAGGTTGTACTCATTGAGCTTATATCTTATCCTACTTAGCACAGTAGTGATAGCTCTCTCATGTACCTCTGCTGCCTCATCTATGAATGCATCAGTCAGCTCCAGTCCTCCCAAGTCTTGATAGTGGGGATCTGAGGGCTTGTAAGCTAAGTCTGCAAGCACTATCTGACTATCATTGTAGAATGTGATAGTATTGCTCTGTTGGTTGTAATTGTAGTGAGTGTGGGGCTGTAGTCCCATCAGTCTAGTAGTCTCAAAGAATGACGCTATGGTAGTCTTTTTTAGGGTATCTAGCTTAGACCTCCCAATGAGAGACTTAGTGCCTGCATACTTGAGTCTCCTCTGTATCTGCCAAATACAGCCCAGTCTTGTCTTGCCTCCTCCTGCTGCACCTCCATACAAGATCATGTTGGCAGGATGGTTATTGCGTAGATAGACCAGTGCTTCTTTCTGCTTGTCTAGTAGTTCCATCACTTTTCTTTGCTCATGATGAGCTGAGCTTTGCACACTGCATACCTCTGCTGGTAGTCAGTGAACTCGGAGTTCATGACTTCATCATTCATGCATCTGCCAATGAATTGCTCATCAGACTCATTTTGTTTTTTTTTAGGTAGTGGCATATTTAATTTATTAGTTCTATTGATAGTCCTTTCTCTGTGAGTAGTTCTCTGATGTATTCTCTTAGATCACAATAAGCTTGCTTGTACTCCTCACTTTTAGTCTCGTCATACTTCACTGCCCTTCGCATGTACTCATCAATCTCCCACAATACAAATGTGATTTCATCTATGTGAGTGATCAGCTTGTGCTTTGCTCTATCTTCGGGATCATTCATGTCAAAGGTGATGGTAGCTTTCATTCTTGTCCTCCAAATGTTTCTTTGTATATCATTTTTGTTATGTTTTCTAACTCTATCTCTGTGAGTTCTAAATAAAATAATTTATTATGATAATGCTCAATAATCATTTTCATCTCCTCCTTATGCATTGCTTTGGCTTGTTCAAATTCTTCAACAGTTATATTGCCGCGATGCTCATACATTTTACTATACAACCATTCAACACTGCTTTGTTTTTTGCTCATAGTTCTTTGATATGTTTTTTTACTCTTGTCCAGTACTTGATAGCTTGCTGTTCTCCAGTCTTATCTTCTACTGGAGCTGCAAGTATCTTATCTACAGCTAACATAACTGACTCTTTGACTCTATCTCTAGTCAGCTGCTCTAGTTTCATTTCTTTCACTACAGCTAGCGCATGCTTAAGCATGAACTTTGCTTGTGCTTTTGGAGATGCTAGGAGCTTGCTCATTTATTGTATCTTTTATTCATTAAGTCTGAGGGATCATACTCGCGGTACAGCTGTCCCATTTCACAGCATAGATCAAAGTGATCTCTCTCGTCAAAGATAAGCTTTTCAATCAGCTCCTCTAGATCATGGAGTGCTTGTACATAGCCACTATTGTAAGTGTTCAAAGCCCTATTGAGCTTTGCCTCTATGAGATTATCTACCTCATCCTTAAAGATTTGCGCTGGTGTTTTCATTTGATAAAGATATATTATTTTTTTCAACTAGCTGATACTCACCTCTATTATCTAGTGGAATAAAGCCTGAGCCATTGCCATGTACTACCTTCATGAAGTCTACCTCTACCTTTGCAGAGTTCACTATCACTTGTGCTACATCTGAGATAGTCTGTGCTTTCTCAATGTCTATGTCTCCATCCTTTAGCATTTCGATTACTTCAAA